TCTGCTGAAAAACGTAGTAGAATAAGTCAAAAGAATCGGTTGGGACAACCAGCTGGTAAACCAAGAAGAGTAGCGTCACTAAAAAGAAAAAGGAAAAAATAATGGAAAGAATGGAAAAAAAGCCGAAAAAGAAAGATGTTTCTGATTTTGCAGTAACTAAAAAGAAAATAGGTCCTAGAGATAAATCTGATTTTGCTAGAGGATTTGTTCCTAAGAAAAAAGATGTATCTGATTTCGCAGTAAATACTAAAACAAAAAAAGTTAAAAAAGTATCTAAAAATGGAAATGGAAATAAAACAAAAACAAAAAAAACATCAAAACCTAAAGTTGTTACACCTAAAATGATTAAGGATGCAGGTTTTACTACATTAAGAGATTATTTAAATTTTAAACAAGGTAAAACTCGTAGAGATGGTAAAAAACCTGTCAGAGTTGGTGATAAAAAAACAGTTGCTAATGTTGTAAAGCCAATACTTAAAAAAAACCTAAAAGGTAAAATAACAGATAAAAAAACTAATGGATCTAAAAAGGTTGCATCTTTAAAAACTTCTAGGATGGGTATTGATGGTGGTGCTTCTCAAGTCAACAAGACAAAAAAGACTGTGAAGAAAAATGTAATGTCTACAAAAACACCTAAGTTTTTTAAAGGCACAAACATAACTCCTACAAAGTCTCAAAGACAACGAATGCGTAAGAGAATGATGGGGTCTACATAATAAATGGCAACTTCAAATTCAAGAGATTTCGACTTAGATGTCGGTGAAATTATAGAAGAAGCTTATGAGCGTTGTGGTCTAGAATTAAGAACTGGATACGATGCTAAAACAGCCAGACGTTCTATGAACCTCATGTTTGCTGATTGGGCAAACCGTGGTTTAAACTTATGGACTGTTACACAAGACACTAAAGCTATAACTTCGGGCACAGCAACTTATTCCTTTGATGCTACTCATGTCGATCTCTTGGAAGTTGTTTTAAGAAATAGTAATAATACAGATTTCACTCTTACTCAAATGAGTAGAAATGAGTATTTAACTATTCCAAACAAAGGAGCCACAGGTCAACCAAGTCAATATTTTTTTGATAGACAGGTGACTCCTACTATAACTTTATGGTCTACACCAGATGATTCTTATACTCTTGTTTATTATTATGTAAGACGTATTCAAGATGCAGATGCTTTAGTTAATACGACTGATGCACCTTTTAGGTTTTTGCCGTGTGCAGTCGCTGGTTTAGCTTACTATCTAGCAATGAAAAGAGCACCAGACAGAGTGCAATTATTAAAAGCAGTTTATGAAGAAGAGTTTCAACGAGCAGCCGCTGAAGATGCTAACAGTACACCATTAAAATTGACACCTAATATTTCATACTTGAGGTATTAAAATGGCTAGATATGCAAGTGGTAAAAAATCATGGGGCTACTCAGATAGATCTGGTTTTCGTTATCGTTTGCGAGACATGATAAAAGAATGGAACGGTCTTAAAGTTGGTAGAGATGAATATGAAGAAAAACACCCACAACTAGAACCTAACTATCCTGGCCCAGATCCCACAGCTTTGTTTGAACCAAGACCAGATGCAAGAACAGAAGTATCTGTAGAAAATTTATTAGGATTAAATCCATTTTTATCGACAACTAGTAGTGCATCTATCACAGTTATAGAGCCATCACATGGTAGATCAACAAGCGATACTGTTCGATTTAGAGATGCAGTCGGTTTTGATGGTTTTACAGCAACCGTTTTGAATAATTCTTCTGGATATGCTATAACAAAAGTAGATGATAACACCTATACGTTTACTGCAAGTAGCGGTACTGCAACTACTGGATCAATAAGAGGTGGTGGTGGATCGGTTACTGCGGGACCTGTAACATTGGGGACATAAATGAGTTTTACGAAAGCAACATTAACAACGGCAATACAAGATTATACTGATAACTCAGAAACAACTTTTGTTAACAATATACCTAATTTTATAAAAGCTTCTGAAGAAAAAATACTTAAAAGTGTAGATCTAGATTATTTTAGAAAAAATGTTACGAGTGCGTTAACATCTTCAGATGAGTTTCTAACAGTGCCAACTGATTATTTAGCATCATTTTCTTTACAGATAACTACCTCTGGATCTGAAAGTTTTTTATTACAAAAAGATGTAAATTTTTTAAGGGAATATACACCAGCTTCATCAACAACTGGACTTCCTAAATATTATGCTAGATTTGATGAAGATAACTTTATTCTAGCACCCACACCAAATAGTAATTATACAATACAATTAAATTATTTTTACAGACCAGCAAGTTTAACGGCAGGTTCTGACAGTGGTACAACATGGGTTAGCACCAATGCACCTTTTGCTTTACTTTACGGATCTCTTGTAGAGGCTTATACTTTTATGAAAGGTGAGCCAGATGTGATACAAAACTATAATGGATTGTTTACACAATACCTAGAAAGAGTAAAAGATCTTGGAGAGGCAAGAGAAAACACAGATGGTTATAGAGTTGGTCTGCCATCGAGACCGAGAACATAGGAGTAAAACATGGCAACAGCAAACGCAGCAACCAATTATCTAGAAAGAAGATTGTTACATTATATATTTAAAAATAACTCTCTAAGTTTTTCTAGCCCGGGAGATAGCATTTATGTAGGACTTGCAACAGCAGTGAGTGCAGCAGAAACTGGATCTGTAACAGAAGCTAACTTTACAAACTATGCAAGAGTGCAAGTGGCTGCCTCAGGTTGGACAACTATAGGATCAGATTCAACAGATACACAAACCGCAACTAATGCATCTAACATAGAGTTCCCAGCTTCTGGTGGAGGTGGAGATGATACAATTACTCATGTGTTTATTGCAGACGCATCAAGCAGTGGCAACATACTTTTTGTTGGTGCATTGGATGCAAGTAAGACAATAGCTAGTGGTGATATATTTAGAATTAATGCAGGTAACCTAACAATAGAGTTGAAGTAATGGCACTTGTAATATCAGATAGAATAAAAGAAACAACCACGACAACTGGTACTGGTACTTACACATTAGGTGGTGCAGTTACTGGTTTTGAAACTTTTACTGCTAATTTAAGCAACTCTGATACTACATATTATGCTTGTACTGATGGCACAGACTTTGAAGTTGGATTAGGAACATTCACATCTTCTGGTACTACACTTGCTAGAACTGCTATTTTATCTAGTTCTAATTCTAATAGTGCTGTTAGTTGGAGTTCTGGTACAAGAACTGTATTCTGTACATTACCAGCAGCTAAAACTGTTTTTTTAGATGCTAGTGGTAATATAGTTGCTGCAAATGGTAGTAATCTAACTGCATTAAACGCTTCTAATTTATCAAGTGGTACTGTTCCAAATGCTAGACTAGACGCAGAACTACAAGCATTAGCTGGATTAACATCAGCCGCAGATAAAGGAATACAATTTACTGGATCTGGAAGTGCAGGCACATATGATTTGACTTCTGCTGGTAAAGCATTGCTAGACGATGCAGATGCTTCTGCACAAAGATCAACTTTAGGATTAGGAACAGCAGCTACACTTGCAGTGGGTATATCAAACACAAATGTAGCACAATTTACATCTGGTGTTGCAGATAATGATTTTTTAAGAATAGATGGAACGTCTGTAGAAGGTAGAAGTGCTAGTGAGGTTTTATCTGATATAGGTGGTGTAACGGCAGCAGACGCATCTAATGATGCAACAGCTTTAGCAATAGCGTTAGGATAATGATATGGCAAATACATTTAAATTAGTTTCAAAGGCAGGTGTAACAAGTGCCGATGTTATATATACAGTAGCGAGTTCTACAACGACAGTTCTACTTGGAATCATGTTAGGCAATACAACAACAAGTCAAGTTACTGCTACAGTTACAATAGAATCAGATACATCAAATAGATCAGGAGCGAATAACGAGGCTAACCAGAATGTTGAACTTGTTACCAATGCACCCATCCCAGTAGGATCATCACTAGAACTTTTGGCGGGTAATAAAGTTGTTATGGAGACAACAGACGTATTAAAACTTACAGCAAGTG